AGGTTGAACGCAATGATAGGATTTCGCCTTACATCACAACCACGACAGGAGCGGCGAGCAGGGTGACTGGACAACCTTCGCTTTTGGTTGTGCCGCAGTTAACGAGGGCAGGCTTTTTATATCCGCAGTTACCAACCGTTAGCGGTGCGGACTTCACCTTCACGAGAAATACCACCGCCACGCGGGTGAATGCGAGTGGGTTGATTGAAAGCGTAGCAAGCGGAATATTGCGTTTGGACTACCCGATAGGCGGCGGCTGTCCTGCTGCTTTGATTGAGGCGAGTGGGACGAATTTGGTTCTGCAATCACGCGACCTGTCAGTGTCAGGAAATTGGACAGCAAGCGGAGTCACGGCAGTCAAAAATGCAGTTGGCGCAGATGGCACGGCATCAGGTGCGACAACGCTAACGGCAACGGCGGCAAGTGGAACAATAACACAGGCATTATCTCACGCATCACAAAGTCGCATATTTAGCGCATTTATACGCAGAGTGTCAGGTAGTGGCGCGATTCAATTAACGACAAATGGCGGAACGAATTGGGATACAGTTACAGTAACAACCGCATACACCCAACTTGCATCCGTTGCACGGACAGTGGCAAGTGGCACGGTTGGCATACGAATGATTGCAAGCGGCGATGTTATTGAAGTCGATTATACGCAAGGCGAAGTTGGCCCTGTTGCTACTTCACCCATCCCCACGACAACCGCATCCGCAACCCGCAACGCGGATGTTTGCTCCGTGTCGGGGGTGAGTGGGTATATCGGGCAGACGGAGGGGACGCTTTATGTGGAGTGGGATATAAGCCGATTAAATGCAGGTAATTTTGGATTTAACATAGATAATGGTTCAGTTACGGAATATGTAAGTATTGCTCGTTTATCATCTACAGGGGCATTTAGGCTTGCAATAAAAAAATCATCAGGCTCTGAAGTTAATTTGATTACATCATCTGCATTTTCAACTGGTATTTTCAAAGTTGCTTGTGGCTATAAAAATGGTGATTACACTTTGTATGTTAATGGTGCCCAAATTGGCACAAGCAATAACTCAACGGATTTTCCTACAGGAACGCTTTCAAGATGTATTATCAGCGATGCAAATTTTGGCTTTCCTAACAACCGCCTCCGCTCCGCCGCTATCTACACGACAAGGCTTACCAATGACCAACTCGCCAACATCACCCGACTAACGTAATGGCTACCTTCCGCAAGTACAAATGGAACACAAAAGCCGAATTTGAGGCTTTCTATCAACTATCCCAACCCGAAGCCACCTGCGTGGAGTTGGGCGACATCGACAACACCTACTGCGTGGACTTGCTGTGGACAAACGAACCAAATGCAGATTGGGAGCAGTTTGAAACGTGGCCGCCTCCCGTGGGGATACATACGTTTTTAGGCTGGGACGAACAATACACAAAAGAATACAATGAAAGACTTCCTTAACTCCATCGGCATCAACATCGGCCTAACCATCGCGGGCTTCCTCGGCTCGCTTCTTCTATTGCCTAAACAACGGAATTGGAAGGTGCAACTGGTCAGCGTGTTCAGCGGCTCACTTTGCGCCACCTACCTTGCACCTGTGTTGATAGGCTTCCTCAACATAAACGCACCCAACATCCAGTACGGCTTGGCGTTCTTGGTCGGATTCAGTGGAGTGAAGATTGCCGAGGTGTTGGAGGCCAAAATATTAAAGACCCTTACTAATGATAGTAACGCGCAACGCGGCTAACATCCACACACTCGCCTACGCGGGTGACGAACTGAACTTACTGCTCATCAGCGACCTTCATTGGGATAATCCCAAATGCGACCGCGACCTGCTCAAAAGGCACTTGGACGCGGCAAAGGCGAAGGGTGCAGGAATCATCGTAAACGGTGACTTCTTCTGCTTGATGCAAGGCAAAGGTGACCCGCGAAAAAGCAAGGACGACATCAGGCCCGAACACAACAAGGGTAACTATTTGCAAGCCGTGGTCGAGGATGCGGTCGAGTGGTTTAGTCCGTACAAAGACAACCTATTGCTTATCGGCTACGGCAATCACGAAACGCAGATAATCAAGCATATGGAGTTCGACCCATTGCATATGTTCCAGTCCATATTCAACTACAAGAACCAAAGCAACCTGCACATCGGTGGCTATGGTGGTACGTTGAAGGTGCTGGGAGAGATTAGAAGCGGCTTACATCGCGCCTTCGTCATCCACTACTATCACGGTTCAGGCGGAGGCGGCCCAGTTACCAAGGGCGTCATCCAAGACCAACGCATTATGTCGTTTGTTGAAGGGTATGATATGACGTGGCAAGGTCACGTTCACGAGTTGTACCACCACGTCAATATGGTTCAGTATTTCAATCGCACGCAAGACATCATCCAGCAGAGGCGTGTACATCAACTGCGCACATCTACCTACAAGGAAGAATACGGTGCTGGTGAAGGCGGCCACCACATTGAGAAGGGAAGACCGCCGAAGCCGCTTGGTGGCTATTGGCTGAACCTCCAACAGGAACGACTGCGGAAGATAGAGGACAACGGCAAGGAGCGCGACAGGACTGAGTGGGTGGTTAAACTGCATACAACGTAATTACGCGATATGAGAACCATTAAGTACCTTGTAGTCCATTGCACAGCCACGCCACAAAGCACAACCGTTGAAAGCATCCAACGCTACTGGCGTGAACGCTTGGGGTGGAAGGCGAGTGGCTATCACAAAATAATTAAGGCAAATGGCGAGGTTATCACTTTGGCGCAGGATGATGAGATTTGCAACGGGGTGGCTGGGTATAATTCTGCTTCACTTCACGTATCCTATATCGGCGGCATTGATTCGCGTGGCAATCCGTTTGACAATCGGACGCAGGGCCAAAAGGACGCGCTCAGTCAAGTCCTACACGCGTGGCGGGCCAAGTACCCAAACGCCCAGATTCAAGGCCACCGCGACTTCCCACGCGTAAATAAGGCTTGTCCTTCATTCGATGCTAAAACTGAATACGCTCATATTTAGCCTCCTGCTGGCTGGGTGCTGTCGGAAGGCAGTCGAAGTGCGCACCAACACGGTAGTGCAGAAGGACAGCGTTATGATTGAGGTGCCGAGGTTCACGGAGCTGTACATTGACAACCCCTGCGATAGTGCTGGCATCCTGCGGCAGTTCAGATTAACGGATAGCACGAAATCAAGCGTTTTAAGCGCATCAAATTATCGGGGTGGTATTCGCATTCAACTGCGCAGAGATACGGTCTTACAACGCATCTCTGAGCGCGACACGGTAACGATTGAGCGCATTGTAAAAGTCGAGCCTGCAAAGCGCAAGAATCGGATGGCGTTTGTGTGGTTCGGAGTGGCACTCGGACTGGTGCTTTCGATTGCGGTTTTCCGCTTGATGCGCCTGTAATCAAGGCTTCGCGAAGGGGTCGTTTCTAAACTTTTTTTTGGAAAGTGCGTTAGGACGCTGGAAACGCAGAAAAAAAAATAAAAAAAAGTATACAACCTATATATATATGTATGTAACTTTGGTGCATACCAAAACGGAAAAACAATGACAACTGTAAAAACAAACATTTGGAACTTAGAAGTAGGCGACAGGATAACCTTTACGAACTCCGCAAACTGCAAGCAAGACATACTTGTAAACAGGGTCGAAGAAAAGAGTTGGTATGCAATTGGCAGAAATAGTTGGGGAACGCTTCAATCTTACGCAAAGTACCCCGACTTTTTAATCATCAAAAAGGGACAATAACCCCACCAAGGGGCGCGACTTGTCAACGCGCATTCTTTAACCTTCTAAACCCCAACCCCAATGAACATCATCGAATCAACCCCCATCAACCTCGGCAATGACGATTGCGATATCGTGAATGCCTTCATCTACAAGCAGAATGGCACGCTTCACCTGCACATCGACTACCCAACCTCTGACCGCATTACCAACGAGTTCGAGCATAGCGACATTGACGCGCTGTGGGAGTGCCAGTATCCTGAGTGGAATAACATTCTTTTTTCAACCACCCTCTAAACCCAACCCAATGCAACACGACATCATCGCTCACACACCCATCACGCTTGACAATGGCAAGGTGGTGGATGCGTACATCCACAAGCAACCCAGCGGAATGTACGCGCTTCACGTCAACTACATCTTTGAAGCCAACAGCAATTCAACCCGCACCAAGCAGATTGCCGAAGCAGTGTGGCG